TAAAACTATGAGTGAAGAAATGAGTAAAAAACAATCACAGGAAAATCACGAAAACAGAAAACCCTTCAAACCAACCTTAGCAATGTTATATTTTTGGAGAGCCTATGCAGACCCCTATGTGTCAGCAGATTATGCTAAAGCAGCACAGAAAGCTGTTGAGTTAATGGCTGAAGATGGTGTGAGCCCGGAAAGAATACCACAAGCAGAGTCAATTAGAAGAATGGTATATGCTTGGGATAATCCAGACGAGTATTCACGGACTGAAGAGTATAAGGAATGGAAGAAAGTATACTGGACTAAACTCATGAAAGCAGAGGAGGCTAGATTAGATAAAATGGGTATGCAAAGAGCACCTAAAGACTTTAGATATTGGGAGGCTATGCAGAAGAAGTATATGGATTTCAAAACTAAGGTAGATATAACTACAAATGACAAAGAGATACTACCCACAACAGAGATAGCTAATATGTTAGGTAAGATACTTGGAGAAGAAGACGATTCAATACCCACAACTGACACTAAGTGATAAGAAGTTTAGGTTTCTTTCCACATTAGTTAGTTCTTACTTTAAGAACAGAAGAGGAGAGCCATATCAGATAACTTTTGGTCAAGCCTGTATATTAGAGTCTATTCTCAATCCTAAGTATAAGAATGTGTGGATATCAGCACCAAGTAGATATGGTAAATCTGAAGTGGTTGCTATTGGAGTTATTATCTTAGTAGTTTTCTATCATCTAAAAGTTCCTATTGTCGCCGGGTCTATGGAGAAAGCAAAAAAGATTATGGAGTATATAACTCAACATATTGGCGACCATGAGGATCTATACAGAGGCTTAATCAATGTAGAGAACCAAGCAATGGTAGAAAAGCTGAAGATTCAAGTAAGCAAGAATGCTCTGCGATGGTCTAATGGTGGTTGGGTGTATGTAACAAGTGTTGATAGTAGGAGTGTGTCTAAAGAAGGTGAAGGAGTAGTAGGTGAGGGTGGTGATGTTACTATTTTAGAAGAAGCCGGACTAATAACTTCTAAAGAGCAGTATTCAAAGATTGTAAGAATGCCAGAAGATGATAATGGTTGGGGTAAGCTTATTCAGAATGGAAACTGTATAGAGGGTAGTGTGTTTGAAAGTGCATATCATAATCCAGACTACAAGAAAGTTAGAATATCTCTAAACCAAGCAATCAAAGAAGGTAGAGTGAAGAAGTCTAGTTTAAGAAGAAAGAAAGCTGGAATGACTAGAAAGGACTGGAAAAGATACATGCTAGTTAGATTTCCTGAAGAAAATGAGTTTTCTTACTTCAAACCGGTTAAGTATAAGGTTATTCCTACACAAAGGGATAGTGAAAATAAAGTAATTCCTATGGAGTATTATGGAGCACTAGACCCAGCACTAGGAGAAGCTAAAAAAGGTTCTCTAGTAGGAATAGTAGTATTAGGTAGAGATACCACAACCGGAAAGGTATATGAAGTATATAATCTAGGTAAGCAACTCAAACCAGAAGAAGCTATTCAAACAGTCTTTAATCTCCCCTATGAGTTTACAAGGTTTGGAATAGAAGCTATTCAATTTCAGAAGTATTTTCTAGATACAATAGAAACTAAAAGCCAACAATCAGGAAAGTATATTCCTTTTGAGGGTATTCAGCAGAGTAGGAGTAAAACAGAAAGAATAGAGAGTATGGAACCAATAATCAATACTGCCCAAATAGAGTTTAGTGGAGAGGGTGAATTGTGGAATGAAATGCAAGACTATCCTAAAACAGAAAGCCTAGATGTATTGGATACTTTAGAAATGGCGTGGAGGTTAATCAAGAAAAGAGAGTTTGATTATGCCTTCGTTTAATTGTATTATATTATTATGAACATTAAGCAAATTGTAAATGATGCCCGCATAGGTATCGCCAAGTTCTTCTTAGGTAATTCTGTATCTAATCCAAGTATGGGGTTGTTTAATTGGTTATATCCCGGTAAGTGGAGCAGATATGATTTCCTCAAGCAGTATAAAAGATATGTATACCCAATAGTAACATCTATAGCTGAAAATGCTGCTAAGGCTAACTACAGAACATATAGACAAACTTCTAAAGGGGTAATTGAGGTAAATAACCACGAAGCTCTTCAGTTGTTAAGAAAACCTAATCCTATTATGTCACAATTCCAATTCCTAGAGGGTCATTTTACCTACATGGAATTAGTTGGTGAATCTTTCTGGTATTTAGCTAAAGGTAAGAAAACTAACAAGGTAAGAGAGATATACTTGCTTAGGCCTGATTTAATGGAAGTTTCTATAAACACTGATGACCCTAGGGGGTTGGTTAATGGGTATGTTATGAAGAAGGCTGATGGGAGTAAAATCCCTTTTGATACCGATGAGATACTTCACTTCAAACTCCCTAATCCTACCAATCCTTATCGTGGAATGGGAGTTATAGAAGCAGCTAGAACATATATTCAAACAGAGGACTTTGCTTCAGACTGGACTAAAAACTCAATTTACAATGCTGGTAGACCTTCTGGTATTTTAGGAATTAAGGGAACCATCAATGAAGCACAATGGGAGGCTATCAAGAGAAAGTTCAAGGACGAGTATTCCGGAACAGACAATGCTGGTAAGACACTTTTGCTTAAGGATATAGATGGACTACATTATCAGAAACTAGGAATGGAATTAGATGGTGTAGCACTTAAAGACCTCAAGGCTCTTTCTAGAGATGACATTATGATTATGTGGAAAATGTCTAAAACTATGTTAGGTATTACTGATGATGTTAATAGAAGTAATGCTAAAGAGAATAGAGATGTTTTCAATATGAATATCATAGCTCCAAAGATAGATAGATTCCTAGACCACTTCAACGCTTTCTTTATGGAGCCAACCTATGGAAAAGATGTGTTTCTAGATTATGACGATCTATATTCTGTTAGTGAGAAAGAAAAGCAAGAGTCATATGAAGTTGGGTATAACAAGTGGCTTACAACTAATGATATCAGAGGCGAAATGGGGTTAGAGCCACTTAAGGGAGGAGATTATCTCTACATGTCTATTGGAATGGTTCCAACCATAGGGGACGTTCCAGAAGAAGAGATACCAGAGGACAAACCAGAAGATACACCAGAAGAACCAAGTGCACCGGAAACACCAAGTGAAGAACCAACAGAAGAACCAGCACCTGAAGAAGATGAAGAAGAGGAGGTAGAGGATAAAAGGTTTGAGAAGAAGAAAGGTAACAAAAAGGGTAACAAAGAGGTAACAAAAGAAGATGAGCCAAAGACACTAGGGAAAGGTCAAGCCGAGATATTTAGAATAGAGTTGTATAGTCAAGTTCCAGCCTGGAGTAAGAAATACAAAGCGTTGTTAGTCAAAGAGCTGAAGAAACTAGAGAAAGAAACTTTAGAGCTTAACTCTGGAAAGGGTTGGAAGAAGAAAGGTGTTGAGCAATGGATTCCAGACATAGAAAAGTTTAGAAAGAGTATTCTGAAGATATTGCTACCTTTTACTATTGAAATTATGAAAGCTCAATCAAAACCAGCAGCCGATTTAGTAGGGAGTGAAGATGAACTAGAAATAACAGATGAAATAGGTAACATTTTAACCGAGAGGATTACTAGATGGTCAGAGAGTGTAGGAAGGACTTTAGAAGAATCTATTATCTCCTCTCTATCTGAAGGATATACTAATGGAGATAGTCTAGCTGAACTTAAAGAGCGACTAAAGAAGGTATATAAAGATATAACTACAACTAGAGCAGAATTAGTTGCTAGAACAGAAACAATCTACTTAAGCAACAAATCAGCACTAGAAACATACAGGCAAAGCCATGTAGTTAAAGGTCAGCAATGGATAACCAATCCAGGTTGTTGTGATTTCTGTAAAGAGTTGGAAGGTAAAATCATAGGTCTAAATGAGTATTACAAGGTTCTAGGAGAGCAGATAGAAGACGAACATGGTCATGTTATGCCAGTTCATTATGACAATATAGATGTTCCACCTCTCCACCCAAATTGTGAGTGCACTATTACACCTGTCTATTGATAGGAGTTTCTAATTCTGTTAACATATAAGTATATGAAAAAACAATATATTCAAGTTAACGCCAAAGTTAAAGAACTAGGCGAAAATAAGCTAGAGGCGATAGTATCAACTAACAGCTTAGATAGACATGGGGAAGTTGTAGATATTCAAGGAATTGAAATAGACAACTACCTTAAAAACCCTGTTGTCCTTTGGGCGCACGATTATTCCTTACCACCAATAGCCAAAACTCTTGAGTTGAAGAAAGAGAAGATCAAGGGTAAATCTGTTTTGAGAGCAGTCATGGAGTTTGCTACAGATATTTCAGAATTAGCTAAAGAGGTGTTTGAGTTATACAAGGGAGGATTTATGAATGCATTTTCTATTGGATTTATTCCTTTAGAAGAAGAAGGAAATGTGTATACTGCTAGTGAGTTATTAGAGTATAGTGCAGTCCCTATTCCAGCCAATCCTGAAGCACTTCTTTTAGCAAAAGCTAAAGGACTTGACACTACTTTATTTACCAAGTATCATAATAATATGGAAGAACTAAACAAAATACTTCAAAAAGAAGTTGGTGACCTCACCATCAAAGAGGTAGAGATTCTAAAATCTCATGTGTCAGACTTAACTGACGAACAAAAAGCTAAATATGCTACAGTCTTAGGCGAAAGCGATTTGGCAAAAGAAATATCCGAAGTGTTTGAAACCAAGATGGCTTCTTTGAAAGAAGAGCTTATCAAGGAATTAGATACTCCTAAGGTTAAAGACATTAACACAAAGGAAAAGGATATCAATATCACCGTAGATACAAAACAGGAGCTTTCAAAAGAAGAGTTATTCAAGATGTATGTAGTTGGTCTATCTCAAGGAGATATGAGCAAATACAAAGCAGCTATGAATACTTCTGATGATTCAGCACTATTACCTCCAGGCGATTTTGTAGCAGAAGTTGAAAGACTTACATCAGAATATGGTGTAGCTATCAAATACGCTAATGTTAGAATGTCCAACAAGGCTAAACTAACACTCTTACTTGGAAATGATGAAGTTGAATTGTTTGAAACAGATGAAGCTGGTGTCAAACTCTCAACATCTATGACATACTCTCCAGTTGAGATTCTATGGAGAAAGATGGCTGGTGTCCTCCCAGTAACTGATGAACTAGAAGAAGAGTCAGCTATTGACTTATGGAACGACGCAACTCAGTCATTTGCTAGAGCATTTGCAAAGAAACAGGATAACATCGTATTTAACGAGCCAACAACAACTGGTAAGAAATACGCTGGTGTTCTTCATGTTACAGGAACAAAGACTGTTAACCTTTCAGGATCTAGCGTATCCAGCTTAACTACACAGAACCTACTTGATATGATCTATGGAGTTCCGGAGAGTGCAGGAAACAAGTTCTGGTTAAACAGAGATGTTCTTGCTAAGATAGCAGGTTTAACAGACTTACAAGGAAAGCCACTATTACAGCCAGCACTTTCAGAAGAGATTCCAGCAACAATCTTAGGTAAACCTTACGTATTAGTTGAGGTTATGCCACAAGATGGTGCAAATAAACCAGTCTTTGCATATGGTGACTTGAGATATGTAACTTTAGGTATCAGAAAGGGATTGAAGATTGAAGTCTTTAATACAGGTGTTGTAACCGACCCTGATGATAGCGATAAGACATTGAACCTATTAACTCAAGACATGAAAGCTATGAGAGCAGTAGGAAGGCTTAACGCAAGAGTTAGATTCCCTAAGGCTTTCGCAGTTGCTAAGACAGCAGCAGCTACTAGCTAGGCTTATCTATTAGGTAGTATCGGCACTGAAGCTCCCTGTGTAATGCAGGGAGTTTTGTTTTATGGTAAGATATAAGTATGATAAATAACTATATCAATAGAGCAATCCTATCAGTTAAAAACAAGCTTAATGGTAGGAAACTTATTTCTAAAAAGAAGAAAAGAAAGATATGAGTAAATACACCGCAAGAGATAAAGTAGAGAAAAGCTTAGGTAGAACACTAACAGCTGATGAAGTAGCGATTCTTGATGGTTTAATAGCTTCAGTTTCAGATTATATCAATTCGTATACTAACAGAGAGTGGTATGATATTCCATCAGATTCTGTAGACCCTACACCACAACCTAAAAGGTTAATACTAGATAGTTTTGGAGAGAGAGAACTAAGCTTACCACAATCAGTTAAGGTAGGTTCTATTACTAAGATAGAAATACTAGCTGAAGACAATGATTCAGCTTATACAACCTGGACTGACATGACTCAAGTAATTACATACCCACTTAATAATGATTATGCTGAAGGTATTGCTATCAGAGGTATGAGGTTCCCACATAGATCAGCAAGTGTTGCTATTACCGGAATATGGGGTGATGGACCAGTTCCAGAGGCTATAATCTCTATTGCAACCCAAATGGTAGCTAATAATCTACTAAGCTCTAGTCTGGATAATGCTGTAGCCAATGAGAATGGTGGAATGAAGAAAGAGTCTATTGAAGGATACTCCTATGAGAGAATGACCGGAGCAGATATAACTAGAAGTGCTAGTAACTTCGGAGGGAGTATGAATGACTTCATTTCAGTATTAGACGGGTATAAGAAGATTCTATTATGAACAGTATAGAAAAGAGAATACTAACACAACAAGGGTATATCATAGAAACTACTGTAGATAAGTATGGTAAGCAGAGAGAAACTACAAGAGTAAAAGAACCCATGAGGTTTAGGTATATTACTAATATAGACACTACTGGAGTTCAGGAGCAATTAAGTGGTTCAGAGGCTATTATATGGTTTCTACATGATACCAAAGCTAAAGAAGGTTCTATCGTAGAAATTGATGGAAAGTATTGGAGAGTAGACAAGATAATCAAAGCTAGAAAGCTAGATAGCAATACAGTATATTTTATCAAAGGGGGTGTAACCTCTTATGTAATGCCATAATGAGAAGAACTAGGATTATTAACAACCTAAAGAAGTTTGCTAAAAGAAACAGAGAAGGGTGTAGTATTGCTCTAGAGAAAATGGCTATTGACACTCTAAGACTAGCTAAGATAAGAGCACCACAGAAGAAAAGCTTTCTTCAAGGTTCAGGAACTTATGAAAGAAAAGGTGATCTATCCTTCATTGTGAAGTTTGGACAATCAGGACCCTCTAAGGCTTATGCTAGATTTCAAGAGTATGGAGGTGACGGTAAAAGAGTGGTAAGAAACTATTCTAAACCTGGTAGTGGTAAAAGGTATCTTGGTGGAGCCGGTGATGAAGTAACCAAGAACGCACTACATTATATAAAATCTCAAACAGCTAAAATACGAGTATGACAAACTATAAAGGAATTGCAGAAGATATATATACTCTCTTAGAACAACAGGGTATAGCTAGTAATGGAACTAAAATGATTATTTCAGAGCTACCATTTGATATAGATAAGTGTGTTGCTATAATCTATGCTCCTTCTCCTAGACCTAACACTTCTATAGATGTGTATAGACAAACTCTAGACTTTTGGTCTAGGTTTCCAGACCCGGTAGAAGCATACGACAAACTAGCACAGATATTAGATATTCTTCATAAGGGACAAAACTACAAAACAGACAGTTTTCACTTTTACTTTTCACTTGCTGAAGGTATGATTTTAGACATGGGGAAAGATGAATCGGATAGACAACTATACAAAGTGTCAGTAGACTTTATGTATAGAAACAAAACAGCTGAAGAGCTACCCCCTGCCTCTTAATTGACACACATATCTAAATAGGATATCATAATAATATGAATACACAAGATTTTCGCATAGGAGCAGGCTCATTATCTATAGATGGTGTAGATATTGGTGCAACAACTCCAAACGGTATCGTAGTAAACTACGAGCCAGAAATCCATCTTCACAAATCAGGTAAGTATGGGAACACCCCAGTAAAAGCCTCTATCATTGGTAAGACTCTTACACTTGAAGTAGAGGTAGCAGAAACCACATTGAAGAACATGGAAGCAGTGTTTGCTGATGTTACTTCAACAGGGACACAACCTACAAAGATTGCTTTTGGTAATACTGCTGGTAGGGAAATCGCAGGAAAGAGCTTAATAATGACTCCATTTGATGGAACTCCAGCTTGGACATTTAGAAAAGCTGTTCCTACTGGTGCTATTGAAGTTGCATACAAAGTAGAAGATGAAAGAGTTTACAAGGTAGTATTTACTGCTTTGGTTGATAGTGCTGCTCCAGAGGCTTCTAACTTGGCTTTTGTTTCTTAATTTGAGTAACAATACAATATGGCTAGAGTGATTGAGGATCTAGATAGGCTCCTTCCAGAGTCTGTTAATATCAAGGTTAGTGGAAAGATTCTAGAGTTGAAACCTATTAAGTTAAAAGCTTTGTTAGGATTACAGAAGACCTTTGAAGATTTTCAAGATTTAGACCCTAGCGAGTATACTGATGATACTTTTGACAAACTACTAGACGCTCTAGCTGTTGTGCTCCCGGAGATTAAGACAGACCCGGATATAGACCTTACTATTCCACAACTAATCAGACTAATCAATCTTGTAGCTCAACTTATGACAGTTCAGAGTAATGAGATGACACAGGCTGGAATGAATGTATCTATTGATAAAAAAAAAGTGTTGAAGGAACAATTAGAGCCATCACATACTTCTTAAGAAGATTCCCTAGCTATACCTTTGAAATGGTAATGGAAATGCCTTGTTTAAGATTCTTTTGTTTGATTGAGTATAGTCTGAAGATAGATAGTAGCGACTACAAACACTTAACCAATATAATATCCTTTCCTTACATGGATTCAAGCAGGGCTAGGGAGTTTCTAAGAGATATAGACAGTCTTGGAGAGCCTCCACAACCAATTAGTAAAGAAGAAATTAAGAAAGACAGAGAAAGACTAAGAGAGGTTCTAAGTGGAAAAGTTTTGTAGTTAATGCGATAATAAAATATATACGCAAATTAGACAACAATCATGAGCACAAAAGTCGGTTCAATATACTACGATTTAGATTTAGACGATAAAGAGTTTAATAAGAAGTCGGATAAGGCTTCTACTAAGTTTGAAGGACTAGGTGAGAAAGTTAAGTCTACTGGAATTGCTGTTGCTAAAGCTACCGGAGCAGCTATGTTAGCAGCTGGAACTGCTATAGCTGGTGTTGCTACTGCTTCTATTAAGCACTATGCAGACTATGAACAGATGACCGGTGGTGTGGAAAAGTTGTTTGAAGAATCAGCCCAAACTGTTATTAAGAACTCTAAAGAAGCATACCAAACTGCCGGTATGGACGCCAATACCTATATGAATACTGTAACAGGGTTTTCAGCTAGGTTGCTACAATCTCTTGGAGGGGATACAGTAAAAGCTGCTCAAATTGCGGATATGGCGGTTAGAGATATGGGTGATAATGCTAATGTGTTTGGAACTAATATAGAAGATATTACTAATGCTTATCAGGGTTTCGCTAAAGGTAACTTTACAATGTTGGACAACCTAAAACTAGGTTATGGTGGAACTGCTAGTGAAATGGCCAGACTTATCAATGATTCTGGAGTCATGGGGAAAACCTTTACTGCAACCGCACAGAATATCAACTCTGTAGGGTTTGATAAGTATATTGAAGCAATTAACATAGTCCAGCAAAGACAGAATATAACCGGAACAACCGCAAAAGAGGCTGCTGAAACTATCTCTGGTTCTATTGGCTCAGCAAAGGCTGCCTGGACTAATCTCTTAACTAGCTTTGGAACTGGAGATGTTGCTGAAGTGTCCAAAGCAATGGATAGTCTTGGAACTGCTGTTGGAAATGTATTTAGAAATATATCTGAAGTTATACCAGCGATTATAGAGGGAATGGTAACTGCTGTTAGTCAATTACCTAAAATAGACTTATCTGGAATAATAGCCAAGATTGTTGAGCAATTACCACAGATTGTAAAATTAGCTGTTGATCTAGTGAAGAGCCTAGTCAATGGGATTAAGGAAAATCTACCAATGTTAGTTAATGCTGCTATTGAGATAATTACAACTCTTGTAACTGGAATAATAGAGTTATTACCAGTAATTATAGAAGTTGCTCTTCAGCTTATCATTGCACTAATTCAGGGTATAGCTCAAGCTCTACCACAACTAATGAGCACTATAGTTGATACAGTCCTTACTATTGTTGACGTTATCCTAGACAATCTACCACTGCTTATAGAAGCTGGTATTACAATTCTAATCGCAGTAATTCAAGGTCTTGTAGAAGCTATACCAAAGCTGATTGAGAAAGTTCCTTTCATTATAGAATCTATTGTAAGCACTATAATCAGATTACTACCACAGATAATTGTAGCAGCTATTAGAATTATTATAGAGTTAGGTAAAGGGTTAATAGCAGCTATACCACGATTGATTGTAATGATTCCACAAATAATTATAGCTATTGTTGCTGGTTTGATAAATGGTATAGGTGAAATAGGAAAGGTCGGTAGAAGCTTAGTTGAAGGCTTGTGGAATGGAATTAAGAATGCTGGAAACTGGATTAAGAACCAAATTAGAAGTTGGATTGGAGATGTTCTAAGTTTTATGAAGAGAATCTTTGGAATAAAATCTCCTTCTAAAGTCATGGAAAAGCAAATAGGTTTTAATCTTGGTGCTGGAATTGCTAAAGGTATAGAAGATAGTATAGGATTAGTTGAAGAAGCTATGGGAGATGTCAGTAGTGCTGTTGAGCGAGAAATAACACCAGTAGTTAATTCTTCTATCAGTCCACTACTCAATCAAGGTTCTTTTGATTATCATAAAGGAAACAGTCCACAGAAAGTAGTAAATCAAGATATAGATGTGAATGTTGGACAAGTAAATGACCAGGTAGATATGGAATCACTAGCCAATCTACTTGGATTTAAGGTAAATACAATGCCAATATAATTATGGAAAAGATAAAAGTAATAGATCAAGATACAAACCAATCATACGAGTTTTTTGACAATTCAGACCATTGTGTAATGAATAAGTTTGAGGGTTTTGAATATCCAGATGTTAAAGGGGTTGTTGTAGATGTTCCTGGAAAGAAGGGAGCAGTCTATATAACTTCTAGCTTTGGTAGGAGAGTGTTTTCATGGGCTGGAGAGTTTCTAGGAACTAATTTTCTAGGAGAAAGAAGATTAGCCCTAGCACCAATGACACAGAATGGTAGAATGAAGCTTATTCAATTTACAACCTATGATGGTTTAGAATTACAATGCGAGGCTGATATAACTAAGGTTGTAACTCCATACAACCATACTATTCAGGCTTTTCTTGTAGAGGCCGTTGCTCCGGATTTTAGGTTCTATTCTCAAGAGCTTCATACTCTTAGTATGGGAGAATCGCAAATAACCGGAGGGACTCCTATTCCAACACCAGTTCCTATTGACTTGAGTGGTTCACAAAGTGGTTCTACTACTGTAACTAATAGTGGTAGTGATTTAACACCAGTTAAGTTTAAGATAGATGGACCAGGAACAGGATTTACTGTTAGAAACCACAATATACAAAAGCAATTCAGAATCAACTACACCTTAAGTGCTAGTGATAGTGTTGTTATAGATACTACTAATAGAACTGTTATTCTCAATGGAATTACCAGTATTTATTCAGCACTAGAGGGATTCTTCTGGGAGTTGATACCAGGTGATAATGAAATCTTGTTTGTTGCTGATTCAGGCTCTACTTCTGCTACTAAACTAACTATGGAGTGGAGGGACGCATACAATGGAGTTTAATTTAGAAAGAGGTCTATGATTGAATACAGAATCTTAGTAAAAGACCATAACAATATAGCTATTGGAGAGTTTCCAGTATTCAGAAATCTGAAGTTTAGCAAAAGGCTTAACAACTATGGTGAGTGTAGTTTTGAAGTGCCAGTTTCAGACCCTGCTATACGTTCTCTAGTAGCATTAAGAAGATTTAGTGTAGAAATATACAGAAGAGTAAATCAGAGTTATCTAGGAACTTTGGTGTGGGCTGGTGAGCAAGTGGTAAGAAATGGAGTTCTAACCTCTGATGGGAATGATTGGGCTGAAATAATCTGTTATGATTGGTTTGAACAACTACTTCATAGAAGAACACCGGCTTTCATTAGATACGACCAAATAGACGCTGGAATGATTGCATGGAGCTTAATTGACCATACTCAAAATGACAGTTCAGGTCATGGAGATATGGGTATTACAATGGGGAATATACAATCTACAATGAATAGGGATAGAGAGTATGAAGATTACAAGGTTGGAGAGGCTATAAGTAATCTTTCTAATGTCATATCTGGTTTTGACTTTGAAATAACAAATGATAAGAAGTTTAATGTTTATTCAGTAAAAGGACAGGACAAAACAGAAACAGTTATTTTTGATCTATCTAGAAACCTTACAGGGGCTAATATCAAAGAAGATTTTGTTAATATAGTTAATAGAGCAATAGTCAAAGGACAATCTATTGATGATGATGTTGTTAGAGTAACCAGACAAAATCTAGACTTTCAAGCGACCAATGGTTTAAGAGAGGGAGTATACAGTGCAGATAATGTTGTAGATCCTCAAACCTTATCTGATATTGGAGATTCAGCACTAAGAAAGTATCAACTACCTTTAATTAGTATAGATATAGCACCTGCGCCAAATGCTCCTACTATTGTAGATTTTAGTGTTGGAGATTTAATCTGGATTACTATTCAAAAGGGAATATATAATATCAATAAGGATTATAGAGTGTTTGAATATACTGTTAGTTTTGATGAAAACAATGTAGAAACAATTGGCTTAACTTTAGGAGATTTTACAAATGCTTAATACTTTAGAAAGAGATAGTTTAATAAGAGAGATAGGTAGATTGAAAGAAAGAGCTGAAAAGCTTGAAGCTTATTTCAATGGAACTAAGATACCTAGTGCTAAAATAGGTGACATTTCTGTTGATAGGCTTACTACTGGTAATCTTGGGGCAGTGGCTAATGTTGGAGGTGGAACTAACGATTCAGTAATAATAGATGGTGAGAATACTAGAATAATTATTAAGATTGCTGGAGTAGACCAGATACTTATCGGAAAACAAATAGGAGGGTTCTAATGGGCGACTATGGAATCAAAATAGCTAAGGCTGGTGCTAGTATAAATAGCACAGATATCAGAGATTATAGCTTACACTCTGCCATCAACACTCTGAAGATATTCATGGAGGGGAAGAAAACTCTAAGCGTTGCTAGTGGTCAAGAGCAGTATATGTATGGACTACCTACTGTTCACAACATTACTCATAACTTAGGTTACAAACCTATGGTGTTTGGATATTTTAAGCACCCGGAAAATGGCCATTACTATGCTAACCCTTGTAGAACTTATAATTACTCCAGCCAACCTCCAACATGGGATTTAATTTCTGTAATGAAACATCTAGATAATAACAGGGTTCAGTTTCAACTCTATGATGGAGGACCAGCAATGCCAAGTAGTCCAACCAATGTTGATATTAAGTATTATATTCTAGCAGACCCAAGAGAGAATGACTGGTATTTACCAGCAGGGACTGATACAGATAATCATGTCGGAACAGGAGATTATGGCTTAAAAGTTTCTAGACCGGGAATAGATGTAAAAACAGCAACACCAAAAAACTTAGTCTTTAGTTCTAGTTTCAACACCTTTAAGATATATAGGATTATGAGATTTACTTCAGCCGGAACAGCACCACATGGACTAACCTATCCACCAACCTTTTTTGCACTAAGGAAAGAGCAAGACTACGACCAGTATGGTAATCCTTTCTTTACTGGAAAATGGATAAGAGGAGATGTATGGCCTTTCATCAATGGAAGTTCTCCTATTATTAGTGTAGATAATACTAATGTGCGTTGTTGGGAAAACAACCAAGATGTTTATGTAATTTTATGTGTAGACCCTCTCAATGAGTAAAGACGCAGGAATCAAAATATCAAAGCCGGGAATAGATGTTAAGACTGCTAGTGATAAACAGTTAATATATAGTTCTAAGTTTGATACTCTGAAGATTAAGAAGACTGGAACTTTAACTATAAACCTACCAACAGAGAGCTTTGATTACAATACTGGACAAATTAGAAGAGAGGTTGTTACTCCACATGGGTTTAATGATATTCCCTTCTTTATTCCTAGAATTACTGGTTTTGCAGTATATGTAAATGATGAAGTAAGCACCGGAGGGAATTATACTGTTAATGATTTAGAAGAAAGAAATATCCCAGTTTTCGGTTATGGTGATATGATATTAGAAATAGCTGAAGTGTTGATAGATAATACTAATCTTATCTTGAGAGTAGATCGTGTGAATATGGCTAACATGATGACTTTCAGAGCAAGAACTGTTACTTTGTATTACACTATCTTCTACAACCGAGTTGATAATACTTTTAATTTATTAGTATAATGTATATATGAACGAAACAGATATCAAAAAACCCTCCTACTCTAAAGAAGAAAAGACACAGTTAGAATCTGCTTATTACAGAGGAGTATCCGGAGAGGTATATCCTAAGAAGAGTGAAGTAATTGTAAGAATTAGTTTAAGAACCATTGGAATCTTTAAGTATAGAGTAGAAGAGGACAGTATAGAGTTGGTAGAGTATAGAACCATTGAATCAGAGTTTAACCCACTCATTGTAGCTATTGACACTCTAGTTCAGCATTTTAGCAATAACAAGAAAATTAAGAAGATAGTATGGGAAACCAAGTAAGAATCAGAAATGGAATGACTAATGCAACCGAAGGCGATATTATCGGTATGGTTGCAGATTTAATTGAGAATATGGGCGTTGTAGATTTAACAACTCACTTGAAAGTTACTCCTAATAGTCCTGTTGGAATGAGTGTGAAAGTAGCCGGTGGTATAGTCTATGTTCCAAATGGAAACTATTCAGAACTAGATTCAGATACTCCTAAATACTACCCTGTTGTTGGAAGTGACGAGGTTCTTACAATAGACAACAATACTTCAGGTTCTACTAGAATTGATTTGGTTTGTATGAAAGTAGATAAGGTTTTAACACCAGACCCAGACGCTTCTAATATAGCAACTAAGGTTGTAGTTAAAGGAACTCCCGGTAGTGGAACTCCAACAACACCATCTAATCATTACAAACTAGCAGAGATTACAGTAGTTAATGGAGCTACCAGTATCAATACAGCACAGATTGTAGATAAAAGACAACAGGTAAAGCTTAAGGGTTCTTTTGTATCTGTGTCTATTGATTCTTCAGCTAATACTGGTGGTAAGTATGGGAGTCTGTCTGGAACAATCAATGGAACTAATAAGTTGTTTACAGTATCAGCTGGTAGGTATATGAGTGGACGACTAAAAGTATTTCTAAATGGTCAATTACTCACAGTTGGTAGTGGAAATGACTTTACTGAAACTAATCCGGCGAATGGAACTTTTACTTTTGTTAATGCACCAATATCTGGTGATATAATTATAGTAGAATACTAATATGGCACAGACAAAATTAAGAAATACACAAATAGAAGAAGGGGGTTGGACTAGATTACAATCTACTTTAACCTTTAATTCTGTGGATAATCCTACGGGAGTAGTAAATATGGCTGATGCCAATACTATTCTTAGTCTAGGCATGAGAGTTAAGTTCAATAATGGAGGGAATACAATCTACGGGATTGTAACAGCAGTTACTTCCTCCACATTTACATTTCTACATGAAATTAACCCTGCGAATAATCAAGCTCTTCATTTATTACAAAATAGTGCAATCACAGATGTCTATTATTCTTGCCACAAAGCACCGTTAGGTTTTCCTATGAGTCCTGCAAAGTGGACTGTAGAGTTTACAAGTAGTGATACTCAAACACAAAGCGCACCAACAAATGGTACTTGGTATAATATAGGGGCAACATCTCTAAATATTCCTATTGGTGCTTGGAATCTTGCTTATTTCGTAAATGTATCTATCGTGATGGCGAGTTCTACTACTATAGCACCGTATATATCATTGTCGGATTCAAATAACTCAGAGAGTGATCATGATTTTACGATGTATTGTAGACAAGACTCTCTTACAAGACATTACTTCTCCGTAAGTATAGATAAGGACATAATTCTTACATCAAAAACTACATATTATATAATAGCAAAGGTTGGAACAACAACGGCATCTATTTCTTATGAAGGTGCAAATGGTGGTACAACAAAAATAAGAGCTATATGTTCATACCTTTAACTTTAACCTAAACGAACAATGAGAATAACAAAGACACAC